TATTGGAACTACGATAAATCTGAATTTGATCCTGTTGCACAAATTGCTGAAAGTGACGAAAAGATAAAAGCAATTTGGAGTAAGCAATATGCTCTAACGCCTTTCTTAGCCGCAAGTAATTTTAAGCCCTATGATGAACTCAAAGAGAAACTGAATAGGATAATTACAGGCTCAAGGAACGCTGATACCGTAGAAGACGTTGACCTCCCTCCAACAAAAAAGAACGGTACAGTAAAAAGTAACAAATCTTCCTCTGCTAGTGATGATGACGATACGTTGTCTTACTTTAGTAAATTAGCTGACGAGGATTAATCTCTCACTACTTGGCGGTGGCTAGAAATGGCCACCGTTTAAATCATTACTGGATTTAAATTTATATAAGTCTTATCTGGATTAACTGTTTCTATTGATACGACCTGTGTTGTAGAACTATTATTAATATTATTTGTTGGTGCCACGATTGCATTATTATTAGATGTTGTAGGTTTAATTCTTTGTTGATCCATAAATCGTTCATTTACACTAGCAAATTCAGAAGCCAACGGCATATCGTTATCTCTATCTCTTTTTCTTCTTAAAAAAGCTTCCTTACCTGCGTCATCTACATCTTTATCAACTACGGCTGATGTTATAACTTGACCTGTTTTTTTACCTATTTTACTTCCTAAAAAATATCCAGCAGCACCACCTAATAAACCACCTACAAGTGTACCTACAATAGGTACAGCAGAACCTACAACAGCACCTAGTTTTGCGCCTGCAACTGCTCCTGCTACACCGCCGCCAGCTTCGCCTACTGCTCCACCTTTTTCTATTTTTGCTTGACTTTCGGTTATTTCACCAGCGTCTTTTCGTTTATTAATGTCTTCAAAATCCTGAGCAGCACCAAAAACAGCTGTGCCTGCTGCTAAAATTCCAGCACCTCTTACAGGAAATTTACCAGGTTTTCCTTGCATATTGGCCGCTGCGCCTTTACCAAATAATGATCTTACGCCTAGTAAATTACCTAAACCTGATAATACATTTAATAAACCTAGTTTTGCCAACATAGCCAAAAATCCTGCTCTCAATACAGCAACCACTAACAATAGTGGTTTTAAAAGTTTATCACCTAACAATGATAAACCAGTACCAAATCCTGAAGTAAAACGATTAAATACAGGTCTTAATAAATTACCCATACCTTTTGTAATAGCTCCTGATAAACCAAACGTTAACATATTAAGTTGGCTCATCATTTGTCTGCCAGCTTCTATTGGAGACATGGCCGTTTGATACATAGCGCCCATACCCATTTGCACCATTTCAGGCCCTCTTTCACCTCTAAAAAAGCCACCTACGCCTTGTGCTGCTCCTGTAAATTTCTCTCTTAATGTTTTAGGTCTATTAGGATCATCATACCCTACACCGATTTTTCTAGCTTCTAATTTTTTAGCCCTATCATCTAAAACTTTTAAATCAGCTTTAAATTTATCACTATCAAGTTGCCCTTTTTCAAAATCTTTTTGTAATTTTAATCTATCACTACGTAATTCATTAACTTGATTTTGTATATCATAAATTTCTTGTAATCGTTCTTTTTGATTTAAAACTTGAATATTGCCTTTATCATCTGTCTTGTAATTAACGCCTTCTTGTTGTAATAATGCTTGTTCTGAAGCAATAATTTCTTGTCTTTTTTGTTCATTTTTTTCCATATTATCTACAACTTTATTTAACTTTTCAATATTTAAACCAAAAGTTTTTAAAAATAAAAATAAAGAGAAACCAAATTTTTCTTGCAAACTTTTTAATTTTTCGAATGCTATTATTTTATCACCAGGAGTATCAGATTCTAATTTTGCAATTAATTCAATAATTTCTTTTTTAAAATTAGGTCTCATACTATCGACCATGCCTGTCATAGATTTATCAGTGCCTTCATAAGCTGATTGCATTGATTTTGCTAAACTCTCTAATATTTTTTTAGCTTCTGTTGATCCTAATGTCTCATCAGTATTCTTCATTTCTGTAATTATTTTTGATAATGCTGACATTTATTAACCTATTTGTTCGTCTATATTTTTTTGTGGTATTGATTTTGACATTTGTAAAGATACTTTTTTATCTTCAATTTTTTCTTGTGATCTACCATAAGATGTAATGCCTAAAACTGCTCCCATAGCTATATGAAAGAAACCTGCACCCATTAATGTTATAGGACTCCATTGTGTTAATACGACCTGACTTAAATATATTGTTTGTGCCATATTCCATAACACAGGAAACAATATAAAATCACATAAACATACAGTTAAGTATAACCAACCCATAGCAGGCCGCCATTTAGTATTAAAGTGTGACTCTTTGTTCATTTACTATTTTCTCTTGTTCTTCTTTCGTTTTCTTCTTTTAAGTAGTCAATTAACATTTGTATGTAAATATCACGCTCCCAAGGCAACATATTCTCAATTTCTGTTAATGAATATTTATGATGTTGTATCAATGCAAAATTAGTTTCAAAATAAGCCTCTAGGCTATTATGGGAGAGGCCAATCCGAAAAAATCTGTTAAACCACTAAAAATAACTTTACTCTTTACTTTAGTAACTGGATTTTCAACTTCAACTTCTGCCTTTAATTTTGGCATCGTGTCAAAAAACTCTTTTACTTTTAAAAAGTTTTCTTGTGGTAAACTTTCAAAAAACTCTTTTAATTCAGTTTCAGTTAAATCTTTTGCTGGATAAATCTTATCACCTTCAAAAATATGATCAACTGATTTTATTAATGATGAAAAAATTGCTTCAACATTATTTAATTTTTTTAAAGTTTGAACAGCATAATTAGCAATTGTAGGATATCTCAATACTAAACCTAATTGTCTATTTTCATCAATTATAATTTTATTTGTATGGTTATCTTCAACTATAACTTCTACTTTTGATAAATCAATTTCAACATCAGTATAAGTTTTTCCGTCATCAGGACATAACACCCTAAATTTAGCCTTTTCTCCTAACGATTTTGCTCTTATATTGATAAAAATATATTCTATATCAAATATAGGTAAATTATTTACATTAAGTACATTAAAAGTACAATTATCAACTATACTTTTTAATGCGTTTAACATATCATTTTCTTTGCCTGTTTCTAGTGCTATAAAAAGTATTTTTTCTTCTTTCACTAAAAAAGGTCTGTACTTTATTTTTTTATCTTCTGATGGTAGGGTCAATTCATATGTTGGAACTTCTACCTTTGGTAAAGACATAATATACTCCTTTGTTATAAGTTAATTGGCGGTAAACCTCCGAAAGGCGGAAATACACGGCCACCTGTAATACCACCAATCGGTATTCTTCTTTTCAAGCCTTGAATTACATCTATGCCAGCTCGTCTTAATTCTGGTGGTAATCTATTTAGTAAGCCACCTAAAGCGCCAAATTTACTCTTAACATCAACGCTTCTAAAGTTTGCTTTACCTAATTCTATGTTACCTGATCTATCTAGGAAATAATTTATCCAATATCTAAAAGTAAAAGTAACTGTAAATGTTTGTATGCCATTTGTTTCATAACTATATTCAACAGGACTTATAACTTTAGGATAACATTCAAATAATTTAACAGCATATGTTACATCATCTCTTTCATTACGACTTGCAAATTGACCTAATTGAAATATATTAATATCTGATACATAATTATCATAAAAATTAAAATTATGTGATGTTGTACTGAATACTGCCGATTGCCAAGTTTCAAAATATGATCTTTCTCTTAAAAACTTATCACAATAAAAAGTAGCAGTTATATCTTCTGATTTATAATCATGGGCAATTTGTCTAGCAGGGCCATGTGTACGAATTTCTTTTGATTCAATTGTTCTATTAGGCATAGATATAGATGTGCAAAATGCTTGAACTCGGCGACCATTTGCTTTATGTAGTGATGTCATTGTGCCTTGATCTTTAAATGTGGTTCTAGCTTCAAGTTGTGATACAGATGGTTCAGAATTTAAATTGGTTGTTGTATCTAATCCATTATTACTTCTAGGTAAATTAAACTCAACATAAAATCTTGCTTTACGAGCAAAACCTTCTGCTTCATTTACGTAACCTTGAAAACGGCCAATTGTTGTTTCTGGATTGCCGCCTGCCTTTTGTCTAAAACGTGGATCATTTTCAACATTGTCTAATGAACGATCACGTGGTAGACCTAATCGTATATCAAAACCACCAATACGAACACCGCCTCTTAAAATTGCCATTAGATAGAACTCCTTGAAGCTGCATATACAGAAGCTGCAGAACTTTTTTGAAATTGTTGAACTGGTAAATAACAAGCAATTGCCGCTTTATCATATTCTATTCTTAAAAAGCCTGATCTAACGTGTTTAAACAAATACTTTTTAATTGTAGGTCGAACTAATGGATTATTTTTAACACGTGAATAACTTACATCAAATCGTGTAGTCGTATTGTTTTTGTTATTTGTAGAAAATCTTTGCATTTGTTCTAATAATCTTATTCTTGCTAATGGTGGTAAATAGTGAAAATTTAAACCACTAAAACCACCTTTTATTGTCTCTAATGGCAATACAAGCGGAAAAGTATCATAATATGGTAATGTTTTTTTATACTTTGGGTCATAAAAAAACAAATTTAATAAACCAATATTTGGCCGACCTGTAAGTCGTCCTTCTCTCATTAATTTATTTGCTGATATACCGCCTA